TGATTCTCTGTTGCATGATTTCGTTCTCTTTAAGTTCAGAGAAGTAGTTATCCTTCATGAAGTCAAAGCGAATGAACTGCTTCATATCATCCCATTCATCTGGGTTGATAATTCCCTTAGCAATCAGTTGTACTCGCAGAGTATCAAGGAATAGGTTAGTAAACTTCTTACGAATTCTACTAATAAACTTACTGAACTTAACTTCGTCACGAGTAATCTCAGACGAACGACCAAGGTTGAAACTCTGGTCAGACTTCATGCGACTAGCAGGAACATTAAGCGCTTGATATAACTTGTTCTGGAAATAATTTATATCTTCGATCTGGCCTAGATTTTGACCACCACCGAGTGTTGTAATTTCTGTACCCTTACCACCTTCACGGCGTGGCATCCAGAAATCTTCCAACATAGACATATGTTTCTTATCATCACGGACTTCACCAGTGCTAGCATCATAAACGATCTTATTACGGAATCGGTTCATGATGTCGTTAACGTACTGTTCAGCCTTGATCTTTGGTAGGTTACCAACGTCAATGTAGAAAATTCTACGTTCTGGTGCTCTACTGATTCTATAGATAACCAGTGAGTCCTCAATCATCTTAAGTTGGTTAACTGGTTTGATCGCTTTGTGTAGATACGAAAGCATCATCCCACTGTTAGAATCAACTAAGCCTGATGGAGTGTAGATTACAGAGTCTAAAGAAAGCTTGATACCCTGAGTAGTCTGCTCTGTAATACCCTTATCATTGTAAAGGTAGTACTCTTCAATCTTCTTAACTACTTCAACACCGGTAGGTGTCTTTTCTTTAGTAACGTTTTTAATACGACGAATTTTACGTGGGTCGATCTGACGTAATTCTACGATTCCGTCCTTGACTCTATTCTCGTCTATTAGAATGTGGTAGTACAATCTACCATCGATGTACCACGTTCTGAAAATGTCATGACCTTTTTCTTCGAACTTTAGAAGTCTTAGCACTTCTTCAAATTCTGTTTCAATCTTTGACTTAATAGATTGAGGAACCTTAAGGTCATCTAACACGATTTCTACAGCCTGTTCGTCCTCGGCTACGATAGCCTCGTTGACGATGTCCTCAATAGCAGAGTCGCAGTCCGCATACTGAGATACTTCTCTGTATCTACGAATTAGATCATTTTCGTTCTTAATAATGCCTTCAACGTCAAGCACCATGCCATAATAGGCACCTGCATTGACGGAAGACGAGATGACTGTCGAGCCGTCATCAGCAGAAGGAGGCACTACTGAAAGTGCCTTCTGCTTCTCCTGTTGGGCTCTCTTAATCTCAATACCAAACAACTGCATTATATAGACCTGTTAAAATTAAACTCTAACTGGGAAAGTTCCGATAGGAGTATCAACAGATACGTTAACTCCGAAAGGACCAGATACCGAAGTATTAGATTCCCAATAGTTGTATTGGAATGTTACGTCAAACGTTTCAATAGCGTTTGCAGTATCATAGTCAAGAGCGATAGCACCAATGTTAGTTGGATATGCATCCTTGAAGATATAGCTCTTTAGTGAAGCACCGTTACGATCTAACTGAACAACACGAAGGTCGGTCTGATAAGCTGTAGGGTTTGTTACACCGTTAGTAGCGTTGAGGTTTTGAACTCTGTGCGACCATTGTTCAAGAGCATTTCTAATATTGAAAGAAGTGTCGTTGTAAACAGTGATTGTCCAAGGTTCAAACGTACGTTCACCAGCAAAGTTTACTGGACGACCACGGTATTGTACCTGGATGTTTTCAATGTTAGATGCTGGAAGCTGAGCTGCCTTGCAAAGGAACTGTGCTTCTTGAGCTGCTACAACGCCTGCACCAACGATAGTTGGGAAAGATAGTTGTACATAGAATTGGTTGGCACGTGCGCCACCACCAATCATGAAACCTTTGAATTCTGAAATTGTTGCCATTTCGTTAATCTCCTTGTGTATATTTATTTAAAATAGAGGACCGCTAGATCCTCTATTCAATTAAGCTCCAATTTCCTCGAAGTTAACACCCGAGCGAGCAGCAACGAAGTTCAGAGTAATGAAGTTGATAGAACGAGCAGGCTTGATATAGATATCAGCAACAAACTCATTGCGATCAACAACAGTAGAAGTATTGTTAGACTCATCGCAAACAACTCTGAAGTCGGTAATACCACGACGACCTTGTACATCACGTAGGAATGGTTCAACAATATTCTTGAACTGAGCTCTTGTGAATGGATCGTTGAATTCGAACAGTTGATACTTGGCAGAGATAGCGATCGACTTTTCTAGAACAATGAACAGACGGCGTACGTTGATACGATCGAATGCACTTGGCTTTCTTAGAAGAGTCTTGTCACCATATAGAACTGTACCATCGCCAGGGAACGAAACCACTGGGTTGATGTTAGCAGCATATAGAGTATCACGTTGGGTCTTATTTGGGTTAACAGAAAGCTTAATAGCGTTCTTGATTTGACCACGAGTTAGACCACCTGGAGACCACCATGCATCGTTGGTGTACTCAGTACGAGCAGTTAGACCAGCAATGTCGGCGTTTAGAGGTATCCAACGGTATACATCGTTGTAACGGTCGTACTGATACTTCCAGCCAGAATCCATTACACAGTACGACTGAGTCATGCCACTTACTAATGCAGTAACTGCTGTGCCAAAGTCTGTGCAGTTCGTAACTGTAGTAGCTGGGTTTGTAGTACCGGTAGTTGCAGAGTTTGGAGAGAAGAACAACATGCTGTCTTTTCTGTCTGCGATTAAGCCATTAGCAACTGCACCTACGGTTGCAGCGGTAGCAGCACCCATGAATACTAAGCTAATGTCTATTTGTTCGTTGTTGAACAGTGTATAAGCGGTCTGAATTTCGCCTTCCGATGGAGTTGCATCAACACCAGAAGTTAAAGAAAGTTCAGCGGCAAGAGTCATGGTATCAAATGCTGCACCTGTTAGAGCAGTCTGACCCCAGTCATCAGTTGTAGAATCGTGGTGACCTAACCACCAGATGTACTTTGAAGAATTGTTGATAACGTCCTTGTAGTAGTTAGAAGTGTTATCAGACTTTCTTGCATCAGAAGCCTTTGATAGATACTCGTACTTTTCTAGAACTGCGTTCTTAGTACCAGTGAAGTAACCATCTTCGTCAATAACAAGGATGTGAAGTTCGTCGTTAGAAGCACCAGCGTTAGAAGCATAGGTACTTGTTCCTGGAGAAGCAGAGAAATAAGCTTTCCAAGTTGCACTTGTAACTGACCAGTTACCGCTGTCGATAACGACTACCTTTAGAGAGTTACCTAGAGTACCTGGGCAACGAGCACCCCAACGTCCGCCAGCAGCTAAAGTACCGGTTGAGTGGTTTAATGTGTAGTCGTCAATGTTTTCGATAAGCTCTGCAGTACCAGTAGAAACAGCATTTCTAGCAGCTGAGCCAACAGCACGAATAACTCTTAGACTATTTGAATAAGAAAGGAAGTTAGCAGCAGAGAAGAAAGAAGTAGATACTGTATCGTTTGGCTTACCAAAGACAGATACTAATTCATTTTCTGAAGCAACTAAGGTTGGGTAGTTAGCAGGACCCCATTGGAAATTCCCGGCAAATGCACCTGTAGCGGTGGCAACTGCTGGAACAACCGATGTAAGATCAGTTTCGGTTACTAATACTCCAGGTGAAATTTGGAATGCCATTGTATTCTCCTTAAATCATATGACAGTGTCGAGGAAGCACTATAGTATATTTATCATTCTTAAAAATTGAGAGGTTCAGCTTCCTCGACAGAGTTTCCGTCGATTAACCACCCAATTGGCGTTAATTCTTGATCGATTTGTTGCATTCGATTCTTGTACATAATTTCTCTTATATTTATATTGTTAAGATCTTTGAAGTACGGGTTAGTAGTTAACCAAGAGAACAACACCAGAGTCATCACTAAATCATCATGGTATCCATCATCAGCTATATATGTTCCATTGTGTTCAATGAATGTAGATATTTCCGTGATAATATCAAGATCATTTATCAATAACTTATTTTCTTCTACCAGAGACTTGAAGTTATGACATCCAATTCTCTTTACCTTCTTATCAGTCTGAACTCCAAACTGAGTCTTACCTGAACCAAAACCACCTGAGACTACCTGTCCATTTGAACCTCTAGTCACGTACAGAATGTTATCATACTCTAATTCTTCGTGTAAGATATAGGCAACCTGTTCGGATGCATTGATTTCAATTAGAACATAAGCGTTGTTATACTCAGACGCAACCTTATGGATTACGTTTGGATAAATCAACGGACTGATCTTATTGTCTCTATACTTACCAACTATCTTATATGGAATCTCAGTGATATCGATGATTGTAAACGCAGAGTAGTCTCCACCTACACCTTTTGCTGTATCAGCAACTATAACGTAGGTATGACCCTTCTGAACTACGTGCTCACCTTCTCTAATCTCTTTGATAGGCGATTCAATGATATCCAAACCATCCTTACTATATAGGTACTTCTTAGCAATGAGTTTAGAGAACACGTCAGCTGAGATGAGTGTAAGAGAAGATCCAAGGAACGAGCATAAGATTTCTTGGTTATACTTGAGTTCACCAAGAAGTTGTTTCTGCTTATTAGCCCAGGCTTCATCATGATCTGGATGTTCCCAGTAGTGTACTCTAACTGGTACGAATCCATTGGCACCGGACTCAGCACCGTTCCAGAAGTGCCAGAAGTGATTGTATCCAAGAGGCGTAGAGGTTAATACAACCTTTGTAGTATTACCAGACGAGATTGTTGGATATGTGGATGCAAAGAACGCTTCTGCAATGGTGTTTGGAATGATAGCAGTTTCGTCAACATACAAGAAGTTAACGGACTTACCACGAATACCAGATGCAGACGTAGCAGCTGTGAAGACTGATGAACCATTCTCTAGTTCAATATCACCTTTATTCCAGGTAACAACACCCTGCTTCAACCAGTTTGGAAGATCTTCAAACATCTGTTGATAACGAGACATAATTTCTCGTGCAGCGGATGCTTTGTTTGCTAGAATAGCAACTGTCTTATGATCGTTGAAAATTGTGTAGTGCAGGATATATGCGGCAACTGTCTGCGACTTGCCGTGCTGACGAGGCTGCATTGAGATTACACGGTTATTCTTATGAATAGCCATGATAAATCTATTCTGATAGTCAAACAGCTTGAATGGTACTAAACCTTTATCAAGTGAGATGATCTTTACATACTTTTCAATAAAGTATATTGGATCATACATGCACTTGGCATATTCTTGGATTTGTTCAGCGGTAAAATTGACCTTCACATTCGCAGCTTTTAACTGCGGATTTGACAAATAAAACTGACCCATTACAATTCCTCAGTCCACAATTCCGTAATAACACCCGTTGTTATGTTTCCAGAAGCTGTATGTGTTGCAGTGCCATTACTCGATTCCATAGTAACAGTTGTGTCCTCAATAACACCTGCAGACGATACTGGTCCAAATAGGTTTACCTTCATGGTAAATGAAAGCGTGTATGTAACAAAACGTCTTGTTTGGAAGTCACCGTCGTAGTCATCCTGTACTGAAACAGAGTTTAGAACTACAGGTACGTCTGAAACTACGTTAACGTCCTCGGCAAGCTTTACCGATAGGTTGTACTCTGGATTAAAGTAAGGTAGGATCTGTTCAATAATTTGAAGTGCGTCTTCCTGTGTCTTCGTTAGAATGTATAGGGATAACTCAATGTTATATGGAATAGGCGTTCTAGTAGAAGTCATAGCACCTGTCTGATAGCAGGTGATCTGATTCAATCTGTTTAGTTTACGAGTCGTATCATACGACATACCAGTGATCTCAAACGAGATACGTGGTAGAGTCGTATAGGTATGATTGTTTAACGTTGGATCTTGTTCAACGCGAACTAACCACTTTTCCTTTGGTGCATAGGCAATAGGAATGTTAAGTGTCTGAATGGTTGTACCATTTACCGAATCCGTCTGTTTTCTCTCGATCTTTATGTTACTGAATAGAGAACCAAACGCAACGATAGACTTGCGTATAACGCCATGATAGAATGGATTATCCGATAGCATTATACGTCTCCAAATGGGTTGTTAGTGTTAAAGACGATGCCATCTTTTTCATCCAAGAACTTGTTATTGTCACCATATGAGTTAGGTACATCAACGTCTGAATTAACGTTCTGGTCAAAAGACTTAAGAGATTCAAATACATCGACTTCCTTAAGACCAGTTTCAAGCTTCTCAGAAGCATACTGGAATAGTTCTACCGATAGACGATATACGTATAACTTTCCAAGTTGGTAGAATGGATCCTGATGCTCAACGAACTTGATCTCAAACAGACCGTTCGTTAGAGGGAAGTAGAGTAGGTCACCTTCTGCAGGTCTTGTAGGAAGAATCGTCTGACCATATCTACCAACTAGTTGATCCCAACGACGACGAGCAACAGTAAGAGTTGCGCTCTGTTCCATCATCAGGCCAAACTTTTGAATCATAGCACCTTGACCTTCAAAGCCGTCTACTGTTTCAAGATACATCTCAATTGAATAAGCGTTCTTAAACTTTGAAAGTCTATCCTCTCCAAGGATGTTATCCTTAGATACCAGTGTTCTTGGAATGTAGTAGAAGTCGCTTCCATAGATTGAAAGTGACTCAACGATAATATCTTCTACGAGATACTGCTCGTTCTTTGTGCCATGAGAAAAGTATACGTTACGAGACATGTTTATCCTACAAAGAAGTCTAGCGGTGCAGACTTATTCATTAGATCATTTTCTAAATCTTTGATCTCTTCAAGTGCTTCTTGGTACATACCCTTACCATCGATGGTTACACCACCAGGAAGTTGAATACCATCGAACTTCTTAAGGTTAGTTGCCCAAGCTTTCTTGAACAATGCTGTCGTATAGTGCTTTAACCAGGTATCACCCCAAAGTCTAGTGTATACACTTGGATCCATTGCTCGATAGCACTCTACGACGACGTACTGACCAACTGAAGTATCATAATCCCAGTTAATGTCTAAGTACAAGCGGTTCTGATAACGGTTGAATCTATAGATCGTGTGACCATTTAAGATGTGATCTAACAGCGCCAAGTGATTCATTACTGTCTGATAGTAGATGATACTTGTAGAAGTTAGATCATACAGGTCGTTAAGACGTAATTGATACTGTAAGTCAAACAAACTCTTTGAGTTTGAGTTACCACTTCCACCAGTCACTGGAAGAACTCTCTCAACGCCATAGACCAACTCAGACATCGGAATATATCCATTGGCCTTGTCGTCTGCTGTGATCTGGTGTTTTAGATAGACTTTCTCGATACCATCATGGTGATATAGTCTAAAGAATTCTAATGCCTCATCAATACGATCCTCTAACTGATCGTCGTCTACGTTGATCTCGAGCACAGGAGCACCTAGCGCTCTAAGGCAATATTCTTTAAGTCCTTGTCTAGATGTTACTGACATATGATCTCCGGTGTTAATCTATTATTTATTATTGAATAGAATCAAGTTGTTCTTGAGTAGGCATTGGCAGTGTTGGATGATTCCATTCTTCTATGTAAGCACCTCTACCATCAGAATCATTTCTTAGTCTTATGCAACCAGTGATTGGTCTAAAAACTTCTACGGTTAGTTCTGGATACAAAGTTAAAATCTTTTCATATAGTTCCATATCACGCTCCTCTTATCATTACAGCAGAAAATACAGTACCTGAAGCACTAGCATCAATGCTCGTTCCATCAGTCCAAACATAACCCTCTACATAATCACTGCTACCATTTAAATATACTATACCAGTTAAAGACGTATATGAACCACCCGATCCCCATCCAGATACAAGATACTCAGAGCCATTTCTGTATACGCTTACAATATTCTGATTTGGTCCACCTACACTAACGTTTACAGAATAGTAACCAGCTTTAGCAGGTTGAAATCTATAGTTTGTAGAGTTATCATAAGCGTTATCGGTGTCCCAGCTTTCACTATTAAACTGAACTTTATTCCATGCACTAGCAGTAACAGTCTGCGCAGTACTTGCTCTAACAGCTCTAAACGTAGGACCATCAGTATTAGTAGCTTTAACAGCTCCACCTACGTATAAGTTCTTTGCGATACCTACACCACCTGCAACTCTTAGAACACCCGTAGTGCTACTCGTAGAATCTGTAGTACCTGCAATGTTTGTGAAGCCGGAATACTGTGATAACTTAATCTCACCAGTATCCAGTGCTTCTAGAACAGGAATGCCTGATGCAAGGTTAATAGAATACACAACACCAGTTAAGCTATTAGTAATACTGAATAACTGTCCAGCGCTACCTTCAAAAGACAGCGTTCCATTGTAGTCTGACTTAGCTTTAACTGTAATCGTCTGAGGTCCAAGTGTAGCACTGGCACCAGAGAACACGATCTGAGGATCGTTTGCTGATCCTACGTTTGGCGTTATGAGAATATTCTTATCGGTATTTGCCATTTGTAATCCCTATAGTTGATTATATTTATCAACCGAATCTAGTTATTGGAAGTGCTCTAGCTGGAGGAGTGAAGTTTGCGGTATATCTTGCAACGCCTCTAGTAATACGAAGATCATCAATGTATCCATTCCAATAAGAAGAAGCTGGTTGACCAGCTGAATAACCAATCAATAGCGCTTTTCCTCCGTCAACAATTGTTCCACTCTGCGTTGCTGACGCTACGCTTACACCGTTTTGATATAGTGTAATTGTAGAACCATTCTTTACAGCAGCAAGGTGTACCCATGTACTAGTAGGTAGTAATGTATTAGACGTAATTATTTGGAAGTATCCATTTACGTTACCAGCACCAATAACAATTCTTGCATACCCGGATCCGTTAACACCCATTGCATATGAAGGATATGTTGAACCACTTACACCATCCTTGTCTAAAACAGTACTCTGAGAATTATTACCACTCCACCAAACCCAACTTTCAATAGTCCAATTTCCTGAAGAAAGGTTTATACCTTGGCTACTTGGGACGGACAAATAATCTCCACTTCCATCAAAGTATACTGCATTCTCAAACTTAGACTGTGTTCTAGAAACCTGAGAACCATCAAGTGTTTCTAGAACGTTCTCGCCCGTTTGATCTATAACAGCAGCATTAGTAAAACTAGTCAATAATGATGTATTTGTAATCGCAGTTAGTGGTGCAGATGGTGGTGTAAAGTTACTCGTGTAAACTGCAGTGCCTTTTATTAGTCTTACATCACTAATGTAACCAACAAAGTTATTTGACCCTGATGAACCACCGCCAATAGTTACCGGTTGCGTTGTAGAAAATACTGTTGAGGCCGACGTAAATGTAGAAATTTGAACACCGTTATTAAATACATAAAATGTATTCCCACTTCTTACAATTGCAATATGATACCAAGTGTTTAATGCTGGCACTCCACTAATAACCGTCACGCCGTTTGCAATATCCCAAGATGATCCATTCGATGAAGCATAGAAAGCAACTTTGTTATTAAATGCATCTTGATAGATAAGCCAAGGGGAATTTAAACTTGGCCATCCCTTTGAAATTAAAGCTTTACCATCCTGAAAAGATGTAAAGTTTACCCACATTTCAATAGTAAAACTTCCTGATCCAAAATCAAGTGCTGTATTATTTGCAATAGACAAATAGTCTCCAGTACCATCAAAGTAACCACTGCCTCCGAGCGTCAATTGATTGTACGCAGTTGATAACTGAAATGGAGAGTCTTTAACTACTCGTACATCACCATTGCGTGTTAATGTAAAGTTATTTGTACTACTGTCTAAAAATCTATTAGCATGACAAGTCAATAGACTGGTGTTTGTAACAGCAGTCAATGGTTCTGTTGGTGGAGTAAAAGCAGAAGTGTATAATGCAGTACCTTTAATTATACGAAGGTTACTAAGATAACCATTTAACAAACTCGCATTGTTATTTCGTGCTCCAATTGTAGAAATAGTAGATGAAACCGAATAGTTAGTCGAGTCTGTAAACGTATTTGCCAATGCACCATCAATAAAGAGTCTTAACGTAGTTCCAGATCTTGTCCATGCAACGTGTATCCATGTATTTGTTGTAGTAAAAGCACTGCTATTATAAGAGTTAACTCCATCAAACCAAAGTAATTGGTTTGTGTATCCGCTATTACTACGACGTAAAATAGCCCAGCATCCTAATCCAGTCTGACCAGTGTTTCTAGTATCAACTACATAAAACTCAGTGGTGTTTGCATTTGAAAAATTTATCCAAAACTCTACAGTAAAATCTCCGGTTCCAAACGCAGTTGAAGATCCTGATGCCCAAGTTAAATAATCACCAGTTCCATCAAAGTAGTTTGACCAGGTGTTTCCATATGGACTAAACGATCCCTGAGTTGTGTTACCATTACGAGTAATTGAAAATCTATTAGCACTGCTGTCTAGGAACGTATTGTTCTGTGTTGCACTTACATAGTTATTACCATTGACCAACAGTACATTGTACGGTGCAAACTCATCTATAGTAACAGTAGCATCTAAGCTTGGTCTATAACCTGAATGAACTCCCATTATTTCCCCTTAGATCGTGCTTGCAGTTCCATTTGGAAGAGCTTTTGTTGGAGGAGTAAAGTTTGCAGTGTATCTTGCAACACCTTTAGTAATACGTAGATCATCAATGTAACCGTTAAAAGGACTCTGACCATCAACTGGATATGCACCTATTCCAACTGGAGCGGATACATATACGTTAGAATCTGTATAAGTTGATCCTGTTTGAACGCCATTTAAAAATAGTCTTGTGTTAGTACCAGAGCGACTAAGGGCAATATGATTCCATTGTCCAGTAGGCAAAGATGCTCCTGTAATTCTTTGAGACCCGTTTACATAGTACGTAATCGCATTACTATTCAAATAAATGACTGGAGTTACTTGAGTTCCAGTTGATCTTTGATCGTATAAGTTTGCAGTCTGTGTCGACGCTTCATATACCCAAAACTCAATCGTAAAATCTCCGGAACCAAAGGTAGTATTTAATCCCGCAGGAATAATAAGATAATCGCCGGTGCCATCAAAGTACAATGACTTAGATCCATACTTTTTCTGAACAGTGCTTGTCTGTGCATTCCCAACAGTTTCAATTACATTTTCGCCTGTTAGATCTACTACACCTGCATTAGTAAAGTTCATCATTAGAACAGTATTTGGAATTGCTTGAAGAGGTGCAGTTGGTGGAGTAAAGTTTGCTGTATAGACTGCAGTACCTTTTACAATTCTAAAGTCAGAAGCGTATCCACTCCAGTATGCAGCTGAGGATCTCATACCAAAACTTGCAGCACTGAAGTTATAAGTTTGAGAATCTGTCGCAGTCCATTTTAATACACCATCTAAGAATCCACGAGTCGTAGTGCCACTTCTTGTTATTGCTACGTGGTGCCATCCAAATGCTAGGTTAGATCTTGTATCAAAAAATCTTGCACTATTATTGTCATACCAAACTAGTCCATAACCAGTTACGTTGTTTGCAAACTCCAAAGTCATGTTTGGGCTGATGAAGAACCAGTTACTTGAACCAGTAGATGATCTACTTAAGGTGGTATAAATCCACAATTCAAACGTAAAATCACCTGTCAAATTTAACGCAGTGCTAGTAGGCATAGTGAAGTAATCACCAGTACCGTCCATGTAAACACTACCACTATTTCTAAGTATATCGTATGGGCCAACTGGAAACGGTGTTTCCTTTGAAACCATTACGTCTCCAGTTGGAGTAATAGTAAAGTTGTTTGAACTACCATCAGAAAATCTATTGTTATGGCACGTCAATAGTGTTGTTCCACTTATAGCTCCAAGAGGTATAGCACTAGGAGTAAAAGTAGAAGTATAAAGCTCAGACGTTACTACTCTAAAATTACTAATGTATCCTTTAAAGAAGTGTGAACTTGAAAATGAAGAGTAACCAATGGTTGTATTGGCTGTCATGCTTGTAGAGAATGCAGAACTAGTAGCAACTACACTACCATTAACCCATATCTTATAGATATTTCCTGTACTACGAGTAACAGCAACGTGATACCATCTATTTGCTAATATAGTATTTGAAGCAGAACCACAGATGTTTACTACTGTAGTGTTATCAATAACAATTTGACCAGAAGTGCCAATTCCCCAGTCGAGTGTGCCACCGCTATTTCCTCGTGTAATAATACTGCTACTACTTAAGTCAGTAATGTAAATCCAGCACTCCATCGTAAACGCAGTACCCTGGCCAGAAGGCATACCTCCAGATACAGTTAAGTAATCACCGTTTCCATCGAAATAATGAGACCAGTTATTTCCATACGGACTAAAAGATCCCTGAGTTGTATTGCCAACACGAGTAATAGTGTAATCACTTGCTAATAGAACCTTAGTGTCTCCTACAGCAGTGATAGTAAAATTATTAGAACTATTGTCCTTAAAAGTAGAGTCTTGGCACGTTAACAATACCGTGTTAGTTACGTTTGATAGCAGTGACGTTGGTACGGTAAAGTTAGTCGTATAAAGACCAGTGCCTTTTACAATCCTTAAATTGCTAATGTACCCTAATAGCTGTTCTTGTGCAGAATATCTTGATCCAATATATGATGTTGTTGATGATACCGAGTAATTGGTAGTATCCGACCAACTTCCAATTTGTGTGCCATTTAAAAACAATCTACCAGTAGAACTAGTTCTACTATATGCAACGTGATTCCAAACGTTCTTTGTAAGTGCTGTAGTTCCAGTTAAATACGAAGCACCTGCATACCATTCTAAATTATTTGCAGATGTAATATAGAACGCCCAATTTGACGTCTGACTTGCGTTTCTATTATCAAATAGATAAAAGAACGCACTAGCATTTGAAGAATTGACCCACATTTCTATAGTAAAGTCACCTGTGCCAAACGCAGTTGCAGCACCAGGAGAAAACGTTAGATAATCTCCAGTTCCATCAAAGTATGCTGCGTATGTGCCTACTCCAACAGGTGTACTCACTAAGGTATTGTTTTGCGCAGCTAAGCCTTCTCCATTTATCAATAGAGAATTACTTG